GCGTGGACCTTGGCATAGTTGAGCGCAGTCAGGGAAAGGTAGTCCAGCTCGCTGTTGTCAGCGTCGTCATAGGATGTCAGTACATGCCGGTCGACGTACCAGAGGAACACTCCCCGATAAAAAGTCGTCCGGATGAAGTTGGACGTCGTCATTCTACCGCCGGCGATTTCGAGATCTTCAGCAGAGCCACGCGCCCCATTGTCAATGATGATAGTATCTTCGTAACCTTTAATCGTCGACGCCTCAACGCTAATGTCATACACCTCGACCAGCTTTCCGTCTACTTGTATCGTGAGACTTCCGAGCTCGTCTTTAAGAGGGGCCGGAATAACTATTGACACCTCCTGAGTCGATGCAATTTCGTGGTCAGGATTCGTAGCCGTTATGTCCACGCTGGTCCCCAGATCATTTGCACCGGCATTCCAGCCATCGTCATTCGTGTAATAGATTGTTTGTGCAGGATTCCCAGATATCCAACTAGCATGAATATAGAGCCTGGACTGTCCCTGCTGATAGATTGATGAGAACGCGTTGTTTTTGCTTACACGAACAGTGACCTTAAAGTCGACCATGAACCTACGGATAAGTTCGCTCGACCAGAGCTTCCCGCACATGGCGTCCAGCGCTGCCGTCGAATAAGAGCCGAGATTGTAATAGCCTCCTGCAGCCACGAAATAGGCATTCTGCTCGTAGCCAGTATAGCCGGACACGTTCCACCCGTCATCCCTGACGGAATTGAATCCGTTCTTCCAATGCCATGGCGCGCTAACCTTGACGCTCTTCTTCGCCGGAGACACTCTCCTGGTGAGATAGCCGACAGGCCACATCTGCGCCACGCCCATCTGGCCGACGGTCGCCGTAAGATTGTCGATATTCAGGCTGTATGTGTCAGTATTCGGGTTAACCGGCGTAAAATAACCGGGGACACGTCCGCTGCCGTTCACGGCGATGTCGGTCTCCCTGAAAAGAAGCCACTTTCCGTCCCATTGTGTGATGGCGAAGCGAAGCGTCTTCAGCAGATCCAGGAGGACATCGTAGCAGTTGTCTCCGTCATGATAATCGAGGTCGATGAGGACGCCGTCTATGAATTCAGCCGCGGTCTTGCCGTGCTCTTTCAGGGAAGACACAACATAAATTCCTTCGCTCAATCCAGTCTGGCCGAGAATCGTCGTCAGGTGCTCCCTTATCGTCTGCTCACCTGCGGGCGCGAAGTCGTATTCCTTGAGAACACCAAGCCCGTCCGTAGCCGTAACCTTCACATCGTATGGCGGAGCTATGTCGGGCTCGCTGTATATCTCCGTAGCAACGAAGCCTTGCCAAATCAGAATGGCGCCGTGATAGACCTCAATTTTGTACTGCTGCGGGTCGCTGGTATAGAGGAATGAGAATTCGCCCACCCCCAAATTGTCCACTTGGCACTCCAGCGTGAGCTCGCAGCTGGTGGAGCGGAGCGGTCCGTTCTCCTGCATACGGATGATCGGAGCGGAGCCCAGGGGACGAGTCGTCACGCTGCCGGAGTAATCCTTCTCCAGCAGCCGGATCTCGTAAACAATCCCGTGCTCGTTCTCGAACTTGAACTTATATTTCGCACCGTATGCCATTATCTCGTGTAGTAATTTCGCTTATTCGTGTTGTTGATGACCGCTATCAGCTGGTCGCCATTCGCTTCCAGTGAGCCGGTTACTGTCACATTTACCTCACGGGTCTCATAGCCTCCACCGCTTCCGCCTGATGAATACCCTCCAGAATAGCCTCCACCAGATGCAGAATAATCACCATTCGCAACGGAGGAAAGGGACGCCTTCACGGCAGATCCGAGAGCGACGAGGGCTGCACCGGCGGCAATCGCTATATAGGGGTTCCCCATCTTCAGGGCGGCCTGTATTCCTTCCGATGCGAGACCGGCAGAAATAGCAATCTTACCGACTGCGATGGCCATGTCTCCGAATGCAGAGAGGGCCGCATTCTTGAAGTCTCCCCAGGCATCGCCGCCGCCGGCGAGAGTTCCGGCAAGGTTTCCGATAAGCTCGGCTGTTCTGGTAACGCTGGACTCCAGCAAGGAATTGAGCTCGTTCGAGAGATCCACGACCTTTTGCGTGTCTGCTTCTACGCCGACATAGATGGTGAAGTCTCCGAGGGAAGCCTGAAGGCGGTCCTTGAACTGGTCAACGATTGGCTGAGAAAGACCGAGCGTCGGCCCAAGCGCCTGCCCCTGAATCGTCGAGCCGCCAGCGAGAATTCCGGCGGTCGCATTCATGTCGGTCCGCTTGGCCATGTAGTCGAGGATCTGCTGGATTTCCTCGCGCTGTTTCTGGAGCGCCGCGGCGGTCTTCGACGTGCTTCCGGCGATGGAATTGGCATAGCGGTCTACACCTGCCATCTCGTTCTCCGTAGCCGCAATACGGCCCTGCCATTGTTCATACAGGGAAACGCATTTCTCAACCTCCGCCAGGGTGGAGCCGGACTCGTCAGTCATGTCCTGCGTCACCTGATAGAGGCGCTGCGCGATGTCAACCTGCTTCTCCGTCCGCTCGTTGATGAGCCGCCGGACTTCGGCCTCGGCTGCGGACCTGTCGGCGGCAGAGGCGGACCTATCACGCAGGATTCTCCTCTGCTCGGCAATCTTTACCTCAATGTCTGCCACATCCCGACGGACCTGCAGCTCTTCTTTCTGGATGTCTGCCAGCTGGGAGCCTCGCTCCGCGTTCCGGTCGGCAGCAGCCGTCGCCTCGTCAATACCCTCGCGGACAGTCTTCCACCCTCGGATAAGGCCAGTCGGAAGGAGGGCGTCATACCATTTTGATTCACCACCGACTGCGGTTACGAAGGTGGCACCGAGGTTGGCCTTGAACTTTCCGAAACCCCGCTGCCATTTGTCCATGGCCTCGGCCACAGCCTTACCCGTGTCGCTATTGACGTCGTGCAGGACCTGCTTGTACGTGGAGAGGTATGCGGATGTCGCCATCGACATGTTCATGCCGTCGATGGTGGACTTGAAATTCTCTGCTTCTGATTTGAGCTGCTTGAAACCCGCTATGGCGGAAGCTATTCCGAGGCCCGCTATGGCACCGCCAAGAGGTGTGATAGATCCGAGCAGTTTGCCGAAGGCCGCAACGCCTGTGCTTCCGCACTCGGTCATCTTCGCGCCGAGTCCACGGATGGCGGACGTCATCTGGCCGACCTTGCCGGTGTTCACGCCAAAAGCCTCGCCCAGGGACGAGAGAGACTGCTGCCCGGTCTTATCGAGGTCTCTCAGACCCTGCTTGACCTGCTTCGCCCCTTTCTCGAAGTCCGAAGTATCGGCTCCGATGCCTATCTTCATGTTGGGTTCTCTTCCTGCCATGGTGTGTTACCAGTTCACGTGTTTCATCAGTTCTGCGATGGAGGCTTTCTTTTCCTCCTCGGTCATCTGGGAGAGTCCGCCGTCGTCCACCTCTTCCTCCTCATCCCACGGGAACGGCATGAATTCGTGCGGCTTCAAACTCTTCCCCTTCGCCAGCTGGAGGTTGAAAAGGCGGAGACCGACTCCGCGTATCACCTCCGCCTCATGCCGTCTCTCGGCGTTCCGGTCCTCTATCCAGACCGTCATGGCCTCCCAGTATTCTCCCTGCCTGAGAAGGCCGAATGATTCAAGGTCAAGCCCGAGGCGGGCGATCGCCCAGCCCCGGACCTGTCCTATCGTCAGGGCGCGGGCTTTTCCTCCCGCTCCTCTTTTTTTGGGTTTTCCACCTCCATCTGGGGCGAGCTCTGCCTGACGTAGATTTCCATGAAGGCTGCTACGTCGGCGGGCCCGATGATGGCTCCGATGTCCAGGACGGAGAGGGCGAATTCCCTTCCATCCAGGCGCTCGCCCTCCTTGATGCAGGCCCAGATGAGCGCCGCGATCTCGGAAGGCCGGATGGTGTTGAAGCTAGCGAGCTCCTCGATGGTGTCACGGCCGACGGCGGCAAGGAATGCCGCCAGGGCGTTCCAGTTGACCTCAACGCGGTAGGTCTTACCGGCAATCACGATGGTGTCCTTCTTCATAACCTATCGTGATTAGGAGGCCGTCACGGCGCCGGTCACCCGGAAGTCCACGGTGTAGGTGGCGTCGTCGGAAGAGTTGGAGGATTCGCTGTAGTTGGTGATGACGCAGTTGCCGGAGAGCGTCTTGCCGGAAGCCGTGGTGTACGTGAAAGCGAGGACGGCCTGGGAGCCGGTCTTCAGCACGTCCACGATGATGTCGTCGCGGTCGAGGATGGAGGAGCTTCCGCTGGTCACGTCGATGAGGCCGGTGGCGCGGAAGGTCACGTCGTGACCGGTGATGGAAACCTGGGTGGCGCCCTCGTCGTCCTTGGTCAGGGACTCCTTGGTCTTCGCCGCGATGGTCAGGTCGTCCTGGGTGCGACCGGCGAGCGTCTTGTTGCCGATCTTGAAGGCGATGTTGTAGCCTGGTACGGGTGTTGCCATGATGTATCTGTTCTTTAATGGTTTCTGTTACTCCTCCGGAACATAGAGCTCCAGGTCGCCGGAGACGCGGAAGTCCGCGGTGAAGGTAGCGTCGTCGGATGCGTTCGAGCTCTCGCTGTAGTTCGTCATCACGCAGGAGCCGGTATACGCGGCACCGCCGTCCACCACGTAGAAGAAGTCAACCGGATCTCCGGAGAGCATCAGGTCGATGAGGTCGTCGCGGTTGTAGTCCCCGGTCACGTCAATAAGGCCGGTTGCCCGGAAGGTGACGTCGTGCCCGGTGATGGCAACCTGCGTTGCTCCCTGGTCGTCCTTCGTCAGGGATTCCTTCGTCCTGGCCGCGATGGTCAGGTCATCCTGCGTCCGCCCCGCGATGGTGACGGCATCCTCAGGGTCGCCCGTGGATGACGGGTCGAGCTTGAAAGCGATGTTGTATCCTGGTACTGCCATAGTGCTATGAGTATTGTGCTAGCGAGTAATAGAGCTCGATGGTCCAGACGCCGTTCACGCAGTCCTTGTCGCAGGAGATCAGCCGGGAGCTGTACTGGGAGCCGTAGCCCATCCCGTTCCCGATGGCCTCCTCCACGGTCGCCCGCAGGGAATCAGCCTCGCTGAACTTGTCGGACACGATCCTGACGTAGGTTTCGCCGACGTACTTGCAGACGCCGTCCTTGTCGCGGACGGGGTTGACCGTCATCTCGTAGGTGACGAAGGGATATTCCTTCGTCTCGTCCTCGGAGAGTCGGACGTCAACCTTCGCCGTGGTGAGCAGGCTGACGAGCTGTGTGCGTAGGCTTTCGGTCATCGGTCGTATAGTTTTTCCTGTTGCTCGGCCATCGAATTCTCGAAGGCTTCCATGAAGGGCCCGTCCCATCCTGCGATGGCGGCCTCGAAAAAGTTCTCGTTGGGCTGGCCAACATTGTTGCGGCGGCTCTTCGTCCCCCGCTTGACGGGGCTGTCGAAGTGGTGATTCGGGTCACGCTTCGTTATCGTCCCGTAATTCTTCCAGTAGGCCTTGAACCAGTCCGGCACAGCGTCGCTCCCGTTCTTCGTCTGCTTCTTATTGAACAGACCCACCAGGGCGTTCTGGTTATTCGTTACCTGGCCCTTGAAGACCTTGTACTTCACCAGGCGGCGGAACCTCTGCGGGGTCTTCTGCCGGATCTGCCTGGCTGCTTTCTTCGACGCCTCCCGCAGGGCGGTCTGCGTCATCTTCACGGCGTTGGCCGGAGCGGCGTCCATGCAGCGCAGGCAGTCGTCCAGGCCTTCGATGTGGACCACCTGCGCCATTACTTGATGGAATGGAGCGACAGGACGCAGACGGGAGAGATCCTGGACACCGGGTCGATGCCGGTTATCTCATAGTCAATCCCGTCCAGGACGATCTGCCAGCGGGTGGTCAGTTCCGGGATCTTGTGGATAGTCAGCTGGACATAGTCGCCCTCCTCCAGGTTGGTGTTGGACACCATGTCGCTGACGTTCCGCTCTACCTTCGCGTACACGTCCCGGAAGAAGATGTACGTGAATTCCTTCTCGCCCTGCGTTCCGGTGGACTGTACGCACCGGTTCACGGTCACGAGCGTCTCTAGCTCACCGAGATTAAACCTGCTCTCCATCGTTAAGCCCCCACGAACGATAAGGACGGAGCAGGTTCTGCGACGCCTTCGTCAGGGTCTCCACGTGGTCCGTCGGATTGTTGAACAGGGACGCTGCGTCCATCAGGATGGCGGCCTTCATGTCGAACGGAAGAAAGCGGTAACCGGCGAGGTACGTGACCTTCATCTGGCTCCCAGTCCCGTTGACGGTGAGGACCTTCCCGTTCAGCACGTAGTCGGTGGAAGCCACCCCGTCAACCTCAAGGCCCACCATCTGGGTGTTGGGGACCTTGAGGGTGAGGGTGGTGGTGAAAGGCACCGTCTCGGTGAACTCCGACCAGAGGATCACCTTGCCGATATGATGCTCCGCATGCTGGACGGCGGCCATCATTTTCTGATAGAGCTCGGCATCCAGGTCATCGGACGTCATGCGGATGTGGCGCTTGAACTCCTGGAGGAGTCCGTTTGCGCTCATATCGACAGGTGTTCTCTCGGTCATGGCTCAGGGATTTAGGAGATGGTGATGTCCTTGATGGCGGCGAAGGCCTCCGGATGACGCACGAGGACGTCGTGGTAGGCCATGGCGCTGATTTCGAGGACGCCGTTCGCCTTGGCGGTGTACGGGTCGACGATGAACTGGAGACCGCCCCAGCCACCGACGAGGACCTCGCTCCAGGGACCGAACAGGGCTGCGGAGCAGACCTCCTCGGCGGAACCCTTGGTAAGGTTGCTCGGGAGGGCGTTGCTCATGTAGAACGGATAGCCGTTCACCTTGCCGTCGTTCAGCAGGTAGACCGGATAGCCGGCGATCTGCGGGATGGTCTTCATCGCGCCCTGGACCTTCGCGTTGGACACGTAGGCGAGGGTGTTGTCGAGCAGGCCGTTGTCGATGCCGACTTCGGTCTCCATCTTGACGAGGTTGGCGTAGGTGATGGCGCCGCCGTTCGTGCCGATGGCCACGACGTTGATGCCAGCGTCGTTCAGCACGCCGGTAGGCTGGCCGCTGGAGCCGGAGCCCGCGAAGATCGCGGCGTCGAGGGCGGCAGCGTGGGCCTTCACCATGTCCTCCATGATGAGGCGGTCGACGTCCTTGGTGCTCTGGTGGAGCACATCGTAGGTGATGCCCTGGAGAACCTGGAGGCGCTTCGGGGACAGGACCTTCTTCGCGTAGGCGGGCTTCTCCTTGGAGGCAGCGGCCTCTTCGGCGACCCAGGATGCGTCAGCACCACCGGTAACGATGGCGACGTTGCCCTGCAGGCCGTTGATGTAGCGGACGCCGAGCTTCTCGCCCAGCATCATGCCACGGAGCTTGCCGTCATAGGAGAGGGCGGTCTGCTCGATCCAGGCCTGGCCGTAGTTGGCCTCCTGGCCGTTGGTGTAGTAGTACGTGCGGAGGAAGGAGGACGGGAGGAAGGCTCCTTCGGCACCACCCTTCATGCTCGCCTGGAACTCGCGCTTGCCCTCTTCGGACAGCTCGGCCTCGATGCCATCGAGGTTGCCGGCGGCGGCCTGGCGCAGGAACTTGGAGATGGAGAAGCGCTTCATTTCAGCCTCCTCCTTCGGGGAAAGGACGCGCTGGTTGGCGAGGGCCTTGCGGGCAGCCTCTTCGATCTGCGCCTCCTGGAGGTCGTTGGTCAGACCACGGACCTCATCGGCCAGGGTGGCTTTCTGCGCGGCATCCTGGCAGGCTTCGAGCTCGCGCACCTTCGCGTCGAGCTCGGCGGAAATCTCTTTCGAGTTTCTCATGGTTAGATGTTGTTTTTTGCCAAAAGGGCGCGGGCCCTGGCGATGGTTGATGTATAGTCAGCTTCCGGTTCGTGGACGTCGTCGCCCTCGGTGTCCGGCTTTCTGATTTCTTTCTCTTCCTCCACGTCCCAGCCCTTGCGCTCCTCTTCGAGGGCACGCTTCAGAGCGTTCGCGTTGGAGGGGATGTTCACGACGGAAACCTCGAGAAGTTCCATTCCGCCGTAGTAGTAGACCTTCGGGTCCTCTCCTCTCTCCTCGTCGCCCATGTGGCCCTTCGCGGTAGAGCGGAAGCCGACGGACACGGCATGGAGGGAACCGAACTGGAGCTTGCGGAAGATCTTGTCGGCCTTCGCGTTCAACTCCTTCGGCTCGAAGGTGATGCGGACAACGAGCTTGTCGTCCTCGATGAAGGCCACGCCCTTTCCGATGACATCGTCCGGATCTGCGGACTTCGTCCAGGAATCGCCGTACACGTCGTGCATGTAGCCGACGATGCCGTTATTTTCGTAGCGCTTCAGGTCCCACTTGTCCACGGGGAGGACCGTCCCGTAGGAATCGACGCTGGAGTCAGAGGCAACGAACTCGACGGTCCGCTTCTCCTCGTCCACCTTCCGGATTTCCGGGGCGTCGTTGAATCTCCTGATGATCTTGTTCTCGTCCATAGCTCAATGATGGCTGCAGGTTTAGGAAGCCTTGTCGGTTGTCGCCTCGATGGCGGTGCCGTACTGGTAGGAGCCGTCATACTTGACATAGAGGCAGACTTCGTAGGTGGTATTTGCGGACAGGCCGGTCTTCGTTATCGTGATGTCCTGGCTGTCATCGGAAACATGGGACCAGCTGCTGCCGCCCTTCGCCCGATAGGCAACTCCGTAGGTCGCCCCGTCCTTGTACCACTTCACGGAGCCGGTAATCGTGAGGCTGTTCGCCGTATGGCCTGTGCAGGTCGGCGTCCCGATTTCCGCGATGTTGTTGCGGAAGATGTTCATGAGTACGTTCATTTCTCGTCAGTTTTGGTGTCGTCGCCGACGGTTGTGTAATTCAGCGGGATGCGCGGCTCGTCGAGGCCCGGGAGGAGTTTCATACCCTCGAACTCGCGGGCTTCGTTCGGCGTCATCCAGCCTGCGTTGATGCCCTTCTCGTAGAAGACGGACCTCGCCTGGGCGTCGCCCCGCATGAGGCCGTTAAGGTCGAACTTGATGTGATAAGACTTCCTCTCGGAGGAGGTGAACAGCTTCTGCTCAAGCTGCTTCTCCAGGCGCTTGCAGATAGGCCGCAGGGAATACTCACCGAAGAAGATGTTCTGCTGCTCGATGTTGCTGAAGGTGGCGTGGCTCAACTCGGCCAGCATGTGCGGAGGGATGGAGAACATCCGGGCGATGTCGTTGATTGAGAAAGTTTTCGACTGGAGCAGCTGGCTCGCCTCGGGGCTGATGTTGATTGCCTTGTACTTGAAGCCATACTCCAGGAGCGGCGTGGACCCATTGGTCGCAGTCGCCTGGTAGTGCTTCATGAAGTTCTCGTAGTCATCGTCACCGAGGGACTGATCCGTCTCCAGGGTGCCCTTGATGGCGCCGCCGGTGCGGAAGAAGTCGGACGTGAACTTCTGAGCCGCAATTCCCTCTCCGATGGCGGACGCATTGTAGCTGATGGGGTCGACACCGACGATGCCGTTGCGAGTGAACAGCATAAAATGCAGCATCTCGTGGTCGAGGTAGGTTCCGTCCAGGAAAGAGAAGTCCTTGTCTCCGGTCCTGACGACATACGCCTTGCTTCCGTTCACGAAATCGACCGTCACCCAATCCGGGTCAACCTGGTCCAGACGGACCGGTTTCCCCTTGTCATACCGGATGATCACGAAGGCGTTACCCTTCCCCAGCACCCAGCCGAGGACGGTGAACCAGAACGTGAATATGTCGGTGTATGGA